AAATTCAACTCAGGTATTCACCCATATGCAAGAAGAATTTGTTGCACAAACTGTAGTTTTAATTCTCCTAATCTACGAACTACTCTTAGTTCGGTTGTTGATGCTCAAATTACATTTAACGGCTATACACATTTTATTAATATCGACGGTTACAGTACCATTAGTCGAATTAGTCCAACTTTACAAGCTAAAGTAACATCAGGCTTTGACGGTTCAGTTAATAAGCTAACATACCGTAACGGACTTTGCTACTATGACTTTTCTCTACAATTTACAAGTACAATCGGAGCAAGTAATTTATTAGAGATAGCTACAATTCAAAGTCCCTATTATCCACTTGAAAACCAAATGTTTCCTTGTTATCTAACAAAAACATTGGCAGGGTCAGATTGTATAGTAGGCAAACTACTAATCGGAACAGACGGCAAAGTACAAGTAAGAGTACCAAGTGGTAGTGTAGCAGATTATCAATATTTATATGCTCATTGTTATTTTGAGCCTAGAACCATTGGGGAGTGAGTAAAATAATATGTCTGATGAAATTATTACTGCCTTAATCAGCCTTGGTGGCTCTGCATTAGGCACTATTATTGGTATTATTTGTAACAGTAAACTAACTGTATACAGAATAGCACAGTTGGAAAAGAAAGTAGATAAGCACAATTCTGTAATTGACCGTACATATAAAGTAGAAAGTCGATTAGATGTTATTGACGAAGAAATAAAAGTCGCTAATCACAGAATTAGTGACTTAGAAGAAGAAAGGAAGTAAAAAAATGCAAAAGTACATTGGAGTAAAACAAGTAGAAGCTAAACCTATGACAAGAGGTCACTACAATGATTATCGTGGGTGGACTGTTCCGGAAGGTGAAAATCCAGCAGATGAAGGTTATGTAGTTAAATACGAGGACGGATATGTAAGTTGGTCGCCTATTGAAGCTTTTAACAAAGCATATAACGCTTGTGGTGTCCGTCCACTAAACGATACAGCCTTGTTAATGATTAGTACAGATTACAAAGACAGATTTTTAGCTGAGTATATCCAACTTAAGACAAGACTTAAAGGTCTAAAGACAATGTTACATAATTGGGATAACGAAAAATTATCATTTACTCCTACTTGTCCTAGAAGTATATATGACTTGCAAGTAGAAGCAATGACAAAGTATCTTGCTATTCTTGAAGCAAGAGCAAAAATTGAAGATATAAAATTATAATGAGAGGTGAATAAAATGAGAAATTGGAAACAATGGATTAAAGTTGCCGGTGTAAGAGCAATCAAAACAGTATGTCAAACAGCAGTTGCTACAATCGGTGTAGCTACTGTAATGAGTGAAGTAAATTGGATTGCCGTTGCCTCAGCAAGTGTATTAGCTGGTGTACTATCTATTCTAACATCTGTTGCAGGTCTTCCTGAAGAAGGTGATAACTGATGTCATACAAACTGAAAAAGTTACATACAAAGTGTAATTATGAAAAAGGTAACAATGGCAGACACTACATTGTAATCCACTATACCGGTAACACAACAGATACTGCAAAGGCTAATGCTAATTACTTCTATAACACAAATAGGGGAGCCTCAGCCCATTATTTTGTTGATGATACCAATGTATATGAAGTGGTATCACCTAACAATACATCTTGGGCAGTTGGTGTTAATTATGGTTACAACAATCTATTTGGTAAGTGTACTAATTATAATTCAATCAACATTGAAATGTGTAGCACAAAAGGTAAAATCTCAGACAAGACCTTTGCGAATACAGTAGCACTAACCAAAAAATTGATGAAAACATATGCCATTACACAGGGTAGGGTGGTTCGCCATTATGATGTATGTAGTAAAAATTGCCCGGGTTGGAAAGGTTGGATAGGTAGTAATGACAACCTATGGAAGAAGTTTAAAAAGGAACTAGGAAAAGAATATGTAACAATGAAGAAAGACTACTATCTTTGCCGTAAAGCCTTTATTGACCCTGTAACAAAGGCAAATGAGCCTATTGTGAAGTTAGCTAAAGGAACTAAAGTTATGTGGTTAGCTGATGACAAGACAGGTTTTAGTAAGGTTAAGTATAAAGACCATATTGGTTATACACTTAATTCAATGCTAAACAAAAAAGGCTTATCTACATATCTAACTAAAGTGTTTCCTAAAGGTAGCAAATATCATAGAATTGTTAAAGGGAAAATTAAATACAGTAAAACTATGGATAAAGCAAGAAAGTTTACTGTTATTTCCTACACAGAAAGTGGCAAATATAAAGGATATTACTATGTAAGAAGAAACGGTTGGTATTACTTTATCAAGCCTTGACTTATTAATTCATAAAGATTATACTATAAGTAGATAGTTTTCATTGATTATCTTTTCTTTATTAAATTTTGTTCAAAAAGGCTAGTCATATTGGCTAGTCTTTTCTTGACTTTAATATACCAATACAGTATAATTTGATTGTACAGAGATGTACTCCTCACAATTTTCCATAATATTTCCTATCCCCTTTATCACCTCTTTCAGTGGATAACAAAGGCTACTGAATACTCAGTAGCCTTTTCTGTTGACAAAAAATAATATAAGCATTATAATAATATTGTCATTGGTTATAACAACTTTCTTTATTGAGTGTGAAGTCACCTATTAATTTAGGTGGCTTTTTCTATTTACTTATTTATAACAATGGTGTATAATGTACTTGTTAGGTAATTAGGTTATTATATGTCCGTTTTTGCTTCCTAGTTACTTAATCCTTTCGTTGATATGTTTATATACAAAAAGCCTACTAATTCCTCAGTAGGCTTTTATCTTTATTCAACAACTAATGCAGATAAAAAAGCATATACATATTGCTTTGCTTTTTCAAAGTCTTTTTCACCGAGATATTCAACAAAAAAGTCTATACAAATTGCCTTAGTTGTTAGCAAATCTAAATATAAGATACCTTCACTAACTAAATCTTTATCATTCTGTGCTAATGCTGATAAAATCTTCTCTTTAGCTTTCCTGACTTGGTTTCCTTTACCGACCAAATTTTCAGCAAAGGTTTCACCATCTGCTTTAGCAACCTTTAACCACTCTTTGTTATCGTGGTTTGTGATGTCATCAACACCAAAGTATTCACATAACTTTTCTTCTTGCCCTTCCGGAATAAAGTTATGTTCCTCAACTTCCATCTGCTCCCATCTGTTAACAGTTTGTCTTGATACTCCTAGTGTCTCTGCTAACTGACCTTGTGTAATACCTTTTTTCTCTCTTAGTTCATCAATGATGTATTGTTTCATTTTTGAAACCTCCTTTATTTGATGTTACAAGTGTAACACATATATGTTACAATGTCAAGTAATAATTAAATAAATTAATGGTATAACATAATACTGAAAGTATGATATAATAATATTGTGATACTGTTTATATCACCTCCTAACTTAAGTATAAAGCAAAAGCCCACTACAAAAAAAGTAGTGGGCTTTCTGCTCTGCTTTTTGACGACAAATTGACGACAGACGACTATTTGACGACCTAATTTTAACTATTTTTGATTATCAATGATTATTATTGATTATGTATAGTAAGTCAGTATTTATCGGTATTACTCTTGATAACTTAGTATTTATCAGCATTTTAATAAAAATATCAAGAAAATAAAATCTAAATCTATCCATTCTAGTTTTTTCTTTGCTATGAAGTTTTCAAACTGCTTGTACACTTGAATTTCTAATGAAGATGTTAGAAATTTATTCCGACTGTACAGCAGTTTCATTCTTTCAGCCCTAACTGTCGAAGCTGAATAACTTATAGAACATAGCTTTTGTATTTGTTCTGCTGAATGAATATCTAATGCCCAAAGTACACATGCCGGAGCAAGCAATCTACTTGCAAATATGTCAGCTTGTGTTTCTTCCTCTGGTTTAACTACATCAAATGTTCGGTTATATTCACCATTGGTGAGAGGATGGCCAAGATAGATGTGGCCAAGTTCGTGAGCAACAGAGAATCTAATCTTTTCTTTACTCATACTATCATCATATATAATGTACCACTTATCAGATATTAACATTGTTTTTGCAAATTCTTTGTTATTTAATAAATGCACTGTGCTATTTTTAGCGAGTGTAATATTTTCGTCTTTACAAATTTTAGTTACAGACACCGGTAAACTAGTAATATTATGATTTATAAGTACATTCCAAGATGCGTTTCTAGCATCTTTATATTTTCCATAGTTAGTTAGCATTAGAATCACCTCACAGATATTATCTGTGTAGGTGATTTTTTTATTCACTAATTAAAACTATTGTCAAAGGTCATCATCAGATGATGGTTGTTCTTGTGACTGCAATAGTTTTAATTGTTCAGCAGTAATTTCTTCTGTGTACATTCCATGATAGTCAGAACTTCTTGCCACAACAAGTGCCGGTATGGTCTTTTCAACAACATTAATATCAAGCAATTTTTTAATTGCTTTTTGCATATCCAGATTAGCACGATATGCAAGTATAATTTGTTGTTCTTCATCTGTTAGCTGAATTAAGCCATTATCCTTAGCTTCAACTAAATCATCTAAAGTATAACCTAAACAGTGAACGATAGATTTAGTGCTATTCAGATAAGGCTCTTTTGTTTGACCAGAGAATAGTTTGTCAATCGTGCTTTTTGGTATATTTGTTTCAGCAGAAATCTGTTGAGATGTTTTACCAGATATTTTTTTCATTTTCTTTAGGTTGTCTAACCACATATCAAAGTTCCTTTCTTTGTACTTTAATATGATAATATCACTAATATTGCGTATAGTCAATAATATATTGCCGATAAAAGAAATATTTTTTAAAAAAAGTTATTGACATTTGCTGATATAAGATATATTATAATATTAAAGTTGCTGAATTAAGCAATATCTTTCATCTAAGGAGTGATAATATGAAAAACTTATCAGCAGAAATGAAAAGATGTGGAGTTTCTAATAACGACTTAGAACAATTATTAGGTTGTTCAGCAAGAACGGTTACCAATAAAGTTACTGGAATTACAGAATTCACTTTTCCAGAAGCTTTGAAAATTAGGAACACATTTTTTCCTAATTTAAGATTGGAATACTTATTTGCGAGTTAAAACTTCAGCATAAGAGGTGATATGTATGACAACTGAAAGAGAACATTTACTGTTAGATGATAACGGTGAAATGTATGTAAATGTGCCGGTTAAGGTTGCATCTAAGTACCTTAATATCTCATACAAGAGTTTGTACGAGATGTTAAAACAAGACAAATGCCCTTTTGGTACATCTGTACAGACTGAAAAAGGAGTGTGGGTGTTTAATATCCCTTGTGAAAGATTGATAGCATATGCAAGGGGTACTGACCTATCACTTAACAGTAATTTATCATTACTTAATGATATGGTCAGTAACCTTGTTACTGCACTCCAAGGTACAACACAATGACACTTAGAATTAAAACTAATTACAACGCAGTAATTGAAGTCAGAAATGTTAAAGAAGCATATGTGTTGGGTAATCTGCTTGTAATAAAGCAGATGGACAACCGTAGAACATTTTACGATTACAGCAGAATTAGAAGTGTTATCCGTATAGGCAGAAGAAAGAAGGTGTAACCGTTGGATTTTACAAATACTGTATTAGTAATCATAGCATTACTAGTTGTTATTGTAGGACTTGCTATTAAGTTAAGCAATGAAATTGAGATGCACAAAATATATCAGCAAGCTTTTAATAGACAAGTGAACGAAAACAAACATATTTTAAACTTAGCTAAAGAAGCACAGAAGTTTAATGAAAATATGTTAAAGGAAAAAGAAAATCTTATTAATGAACTTAATGCTGAGAAAATGGAAAACATAAAGCATTTAAATGAAATTGATAAATTAGAAAGTGAAATTGTCAATCTAAACTATCAGAGACAACTTGATAATGGCACTCTCGAATTTAAAGATATTTTAGAGCCAACAGAGGTGCAAAATGAAGAAAATTAGATCGATTGGTTTAATTCTCTCAGTTGTCATAATTGCAGTAATTTCCGAACTGAATAACATCACACTGTTTAGTAAGTTTGGTGGTATTACTTTGATACCGGTGCTTTATTTCCTTGTTACATATGTAGTGCCTTATATGGTTCAAGACTATGTAAAAGAGTGGAAAGAAATCATTGACGATAAAGAAGTGTGCTTTACCAAGGATGCATATTTAACAAGATGTATCGAAGAAGCTACCGGCGAAAAAGTTGAAACACTTGAAACAACGGCAGAGGGTGAAGAAATTGAAAGCGTATGAAGCAAGAAATAAATGGGGGTATAGAGATTATGCAACAGTTGTTTTTGCTGAATCAGCCGGAAAAGCAAGAGCAATAGCATTATATACAGAAGCGTGTGAAGGCAGTGATTTCACTGATATTGAAGTTTTTAGAGTTCCTGTTCTTGATAAATATTATCAAGAAGGAAAAGTTGAAATGGATTGGGCAGATGCTAAAGATAGAATTGCACTAGTTAAAGACGGTGGGTTTACTTGTAGTAGAGAAGTGATTAACCCAGATTGTGAAAATTGTCCGGCAAAAAAATGGTGTGATGAATACAATGATAAGTTAGAAAGGCTGGAAAACTAAATATGATTGACTACAATGTAACATTCGAGTATTTACACGGGTTTAATCGAATGTGCGAAAGCTTACAAAAAGAAAATTGTACCGGATGCCATTTTTTTGAAGAAGGCAAATGTGCATATGAAAATCACAGAAGAATTAACCCACGGGAATGTATAAGGACAGTTCGAGAATGGTGCAACGAACACCCAGAACAAACACTATTATCTATCTTTAATAGTCGTTATCCACTAGCAACAAAAAGTGAGAATGGAATTCCATATATTTGTGTCGCTACGCTAGGAAAAGGCAAGTATTGCAATAAAACATTTGATGCAAAATCACAAAAATGTAAAAGGTGCTGGAACACACCAGTAGAATAAAAGTAACTATAGCAAGTTACAGGCAAGTTAAAAATACTAGTGTTTAAGCTAGTTATTATGATTTTGCGACCGTCATAAATGTCGGTGGTAAGTTAATTGGGGTGTAATTTATGAATAAAGAAAAAGCTAAACAACTTATTGATGATGCTGATATATATGCAGTAATCACCGGAAAAAAAGAGGATGATAAAGTTCTTACTAATGGAATTTGGAGAAGCTACGAAAAAGAAGATTTAGAAGATCTACTTTGTTCTTTTATTGCTAGTATCATTCAAAGTGTAGGTTTTATACTTTCAAGGCAACTGATTGTTGATGCAGTTAATAAAGCAATGGCAAACTATAAAAATGTGCAGGAGAGTGAAGGAAGATGGACAAATTCAATCAATTAGAAGAACTAGACAGACTAGCTTATAGTTTTGGCAATACGGATAAAATGATGATGTCATCATTACATTTTGAAGAGAGGGCATATGTAACTACCCTTGCTAGTCTGTATATGATGTACGATTTAGTAGGCGTACATATAAAAGATAAGGTAGTTAAGATTAAGCAAGATGCCTTGAAGGACTATCGAACTATACATAGTGAGTTGTATTTTGAAAGGCTGAGTTATCAGCAATGGCAACAGTCAATCAAGGCTACGGAAAGACAGACTAGAGAGCTTACAGAAACTCTTAAAAGTGGTGACTTGCAGAAGTCGCTAGAACTAGCACTAGAAGTTATAGATACATTATTGAAAGAAAACACGCTAGTGAATATGTACAGAGCAGTGATGCAAAGTGCTGTTACTGATGATGAAATAGATTCAGCAGTAAAAAACTATGCTGTTGAGCATAATCTTGAATTGGATAGTAAAGAGATAGAGAAGATAGTATATAGGTTTATCACAAGTCTAGGTACATCAGAAGATTTGGTGTGTTTCAAATCTATGACTAAAGAAGAAATTGAAGAGTATTCTAAAAGACTTCCACAGCGTGAAGTTGACGGTATCAGAACAGAGATTAGTGAAGAATACTTAAAAGCCCTATCAGCTAGTTAAGCTGATAGGGTACATATGGGATTGTTGAATAATTGGTAATTCATCAGATGAACCGTTCGTGTCTGATATGTAAGTTCAAGTCTTACCAATCCCACAACCACCTCTGCAAGTTACTTACTAAAATCAATATAAGTGTATCTCCTAAGTTCTAAGATAGAAAATCCTTCACGCAGAGGTTTATGCAATAAAGGAGAAGGTTACTACATATTAGTACCTTTGTTGCTAAAATATAAATGGAACTGTAGCATAATCGGTAATGCGTTGAAACATCCGTACATTTCAAAATGCAAGTTCAAGCCTTGCCAGTTCTAACACTTCCGTCTGCACATCAAATTGTGATATTCCTTCATTTCATAGATTATATAGGTTTTTGGATCTCCTGTTTTTAAGTTTAAATTCTTTAAGTCCTTCAACGCAGACGGACATAGTCAAGGGAAGGCGACTACTTTTGTAGTACCTTAACTATCACATATGGAACTTTAGCTTAGGGAAAGCGTTGTAAAGATGTTAAGATGCCCATCTGATACATTACAAAGAGTTGGATCATGCCCAACAAGTTCCGGACTGGTTTATTTTCTTGCGTGACTATTTTTATAGATGTTGCAGTAGTCACGCACATATGGAACAATAGCATAATTGGTAATGCGTTAAAGCATCCCTGTACACTTTAAAGATATAAGTTCAAATCTTATTTGTTTCACCAAAGTTGTTAGTGGATTTTAGGATCTCCTAGTTTAAGTCAAAATTATATATAAAAATGTCACCAAACACTAACAACTTAATACAGCGAACAGAATGTTTTAAACTGCTGGTAGTATAAGGGGCGGTGGCTGTGACACTCACCATGTGTCACCCCCTTGTACTATTTTCAAAATGTCCGGCAATAGCATAAGTAATGCACAATATTATCTAGGTGCAAATCCTAGTTGCCGGTCGGTTATCTACCTTTATTTTATACTGTTTCGTGGTGGTGCATATCACACACTGCACCACCAAATCTGCAGTGGCCAAGTTGGTGGTTTATTGAGTTCAATCCTCAACTACTGCATACCATGGTGAGCCATTGGCTTATTTCCTTCTTTGATTTTAGGTCCTATCTTTTACGGATAGGACCTAAGGAGAATTAATAATGAAATTTAAATTAGACAATTACAATAAATATAGAAATAACAAAGTTGAATATGATGGCATTATCTTTGATAGTAAGAAAGAAGCTAAAAGATATGCCGAACTAAAATTACTTGAAAGAACCGGAAGAATTAAGGAATTAAGAAGGCAAGTGCCGTTTACCCTTATTCCTAAAATTCTTGATCAGAATGGCAAGTGCCTGCAAAGGGCATGTAAATACTACGCAGACTTTGTTTACAAATTTAATGGGAAGTTGGTTGTTGAAGACACCAAAGGTGTTAGAACAGCTGAATATAAAATCAAAAAGAAACTGATGTTATATCAACATAACATCATTATCAAAGAAATTTAAGAGGTGAACCATGGATATTAAAAAGATAGTTAATATCTGCAAAAAGAAAAGTACTTTTCGTGTTAATAAAACTAATGACGGTTGCCAATGGTTTGGTGACGGTAAAGCTATGTATCTACTTTCTCCGGATATTCCATTTCTATCTGCTGAAGTTATTAGTGGCTTGTATGAACTCAGCAAAGACAAAGTAGAAGTAGGATATAGGCTTCATTGTTCTTTGTCACCGGGTGAATTAGAATTACTTGCTGACACTACGGAAGATGAAGAAATGTTAGTGCCATTACATATGAATGTTGTTTATGGTGGTACATTGTTATTGCCATTTCGGTCTAGTCAAGGTTTAATACTCATTGATAGTGAGTATTTGAACCCATTAGGAAGTAAACCAAGTGGATTAATGTTTACTTTGCGTGGCGAAAACATTGTTGCAATAAAGAACGGAATGCTTATTACTGCTATAATTAGTGCTTATGATGTTAATAGAGATGATGACTTTACGGAAGAGTTAAAACAGTTGTATAAGCTTAATTCAATCAGCCGAGAAAAAGAGTTTTTGAAAAATAAGAACTTTGATGAAATGGAAGGTACATCAGATGAACAGGAAGAGCTGTGAGGGGTGCCTTTACTATAAAGACGGCAATGGCAGACGGAAGAAAAGCAGTTATGAAAGGTTTTGCCATTACATGATTGATGAAGGTAAGCCAAGGAACTGCGACCCAGCAAATTGTGATAAGAAAGTTATTGATTTACCTATTCCCAGATTGGGAGCATTACCACTTCCAAGAAGGTGATAATGTGAACGGTAGAATAAGGCTATTAACTATTCAAAGACTTTTGTTGAAGAATGGAAAGACAACTGTTAAAGAGATACAAGCTGAAATTCTAAATGTATATAATGAAAAAAGCAGAAAGAAAGGCCATCTATAAAGATATTAGAGCCTTACAGCAGTTTCTTCATATAAATAAGAAGAAAGTAAACGATACGGTTGTTTATATATTAGAAAGGAAAAACAATGAATAAATTATTTCCTATCATTCTTATTTTGTTGCAGTTTTGTGCTTGTATCTGTTATGTCATTAGTAAAGATTATAAGATGGCCGTATATTGGCTATCAGCCGGAATATTAAACATTTGTGTGACTTTCTAAGTCAAGGAGATAACTATGGAACAGAAACAAATACCTATTGATATGTTAAGACCTCACCCAGATAATCCAAGAAAGGACCTGGGGGACCTTACAGAACTTGCAGAGAGTATCAAAGCCAGAGGTGTGATGCAGAATCTAACCGTAATACCTAAGTATCACTTAGGTGAAATTGCCTATTATACAATTCTTATTGGTCATAGAAGATGTGAAGCATCTAAGATAGCAGGACTTAAAACATTGCCATGTACTGTTGTTAATGTAATGTCAAAAAAAGAACAAATAGCAACAATGTTGCTAGAAAATATGCAAAGGTCTGATTTAACACCACTTGAACAAGCTGAAGGATTTCAAATGATGATTGATTTAGGCGAAGGAATTAGGAGCATTGAAAAGAAAACAGGTTTTTCTGCTACAACTATTTGGCATAGAGTTAAGTTACTTGAACTTGATAGGGAAGAATTACGCAAGTCGCAAGAAAGAGAAGTTAAGCTTACTGACTATATAAAACTTGAAAAGTTGAAAAATGTAGAAGATAAGAATGAGTGCCTAAAAGAAATAGGTACTAACAATTTTGACTACACATACAACTCAAAGCTTCAAGAACAAGAAAGAAAAGAAAAGCAGAAGGTTATTAAAAAGGAACTTGAAGATAAAGGGTTAGTTGATATTACTGACGAAGAAGGAAGGTATTTAAAATATGATAATGTTGTAGCTTTTGACTATGCAGATATAGATGAATTGATAGTTAATGAAAAAGAACAATTATATTTTGCTTTGTCACCGGTTAGTACTGATTGGATAGTTATTTATAAGATGAAATCAAAAGCAGTTGAAGACAATGCTGATGAAAGAGAACGAGAAAGAGCAGAACGAAAAAAGATTAGTGATAAGCAGAAAAGAGACAAAGAAATACTTAAAGACAAATTAAGTATTTTGGAAAATGTACGAAATACTGCAAGAGTTACTGTTAATGAATTTGTAAATAGATACACAGGTAATAAAGGTGATGAAAATCTTTTACTAAACTTTATTATCTATTTACAATCTAACTATGGTGTATATTTTAGTGAAAAGTGTAAGAAAGATATTACAAACAATCAAAATAATTATGATTACACTAAAGATACGAATATACGCAGAATTATGTTGTTGTACATAAGAGCATTGTTAACAAATTGGAGATATTTAGCAAGGGAAACAGATTATGATCGTTTCTATGATGACAAAGCTGAATATAAGAAGGAATGGGCAAATGTAGATGCATATATCAATTTTATTGATTTGCTTGAACAACTAGGTTATCAAGTAGCAGACGAAGAAAGAAGCTATTACAACGGAACTCACCAAGCCTACAAACAAGAAGAAAATTAAATAACAAATAACAAAAATCTTTGATAGAAAACCTTAAAAAAGGACCTATCAAAGATTTTTACTATCACAATAAAAAAGGCTAAAGCCTTTTTACTGACCTTGTAATGGGTATTAACAACTCAACCACTAGTAAGGATAGATAATCATGAAGAGAAAGAAAAAGCATTACATAGAATATGATTATGAAAATCAAATAGTACAGCAGTATGAGAAAGAAGAGGAAGATACTGTTCTAAGGTTGTTGAAAGATGGTGTCATTAGTCATTGTTACGCAACAAAAGAAATTTTCGCAGGTAATCAACTTGATGTGGAAATCTATCCAGAATTCACAAGAAAAGAAAGTGCATCACTAAAACAAAAATTAAAGAAGAAAACTAAGAAAGCAATTAAAGACCTTAATGATAAAAATGCTAGAAAGTATTTCGCTAGACTAGTCAATACAAATTTTACTGATGATGATTATTGCATCACATTGACATACACACCTGACAACCAACCACAAGACTATGAATCAGCACATAAAGATATTACTAACTTCCTCAGAAGGTTAAATCGAAAAAGGAAAAAACAAGGAATATCAAATGCAAAATATGTATATGTGACAGAGAAGAAAAAGAATGGCTATCATCACCACATTATTGTTGATAGTCAGCTTGAACTGAACATGAAAGAAGTGAATTTACTTTGGGGTAAATCAAGAAGAAATGATATTAAGCTATTAGACACAGACGAATTTGGATTAACCGGTATTGCGTTCTACCTCGCTAAAGACCCACAAGGAAGAAAACGCTGGGGAAGTAGTAGAGGTTTGAAAAAGCCAACAGTAAAGAAAAATCATTATAAATTCAGGGGAAAAGACATTAGACAAGCTATCAGCTGTGAATATAACTTAATTGACAAGTTAAAAAAGCTATATCCACAATACACTTTTACAGATGTTGATATTAGATACAATGACATTAATGCTATGTTTTACATATACGCTAGATTGCGTTTGTAGTATCTGTAACAAAAGTAACACCATAAAAAATAAAACACGCACATATGTACGCACGATAGGAGAAGAAGAGAATGACAATGTCAGAACTAAGAGAAATGCGAAAAACTTACCCATCACTAAATTTAGAGTTAAGAAGATTACAACAGAAGAAAACTGAATTAATCAAAGAAAATACAGTAACTGATACAGTTGTGGGGTCCTCAGCTGAATATCCTTACACATCACATCCGGTATCTGTTGAGGGCTTTATGCAGACTACAGCAGTAAGAAAGCAGTTGAATAGTATCAATGAACAAATTAATAAGATAATTGATATGCAAAATAAAGTAGATAAAGTTATATCTAGCATATCAGATAATCTTGTTAGATATGCAGTTATGCAGTATGTTGTTGAACAGAAACAATTAACAACAATTTATGATAGCTTAGATTCATACTGTGAAAGTGCAACAGTAGATGCACTTAGGAAAAGAATAGCTAGAGAAATCAAAAAAATATAAAAATTTTTCAAAAAGTGTCCACTTTGTCCACTTTGTCCAGTTTGGCATATGCTATAATTAAACTTGAGAAATAGCATAGTAGATATAAAGGCACTGCATAATTAAAAAAATGTAGTGCTTTTGTAGTATAAGGATGGTGAGGTGTTGTGGCTAAAATTGATAAGTGGATTGAAGATAATGGTCTTAAACTAATTGAAGGTTGGGCAAGAATGGGATTGACCGACCAACAAATAAGCCACAATATCGGCATTAGTCGAAAAACGCTTTCCGAGTGGAAAAAGAAATATCAACAAATAGATACTGCCATTCAAAGAGGTAAAGAAGTTGTTGATATTGAAGTGGAAAACTCACTACTGCAAAAAGCATTGGGAATATTCAAAACAGTTAAAAAGCCGGTGAAGGTTAAGACTGTTGAATATAAAGACGGTAAGAGAATCAAGGAAGTTGAGCATATAGAATATGCAGATGAAGAAGTGTATATACCGCCAGACACAACAGCCATGATTTTTTGGTTAAAGAACAGGAAACAAGAGAAGTGGAAGAATGATCCACAGTTACTTGAACTACGAAAAGAAGAATTGAAGATAAAGAAAGAAAAGCTAGAAAGTGATTGGTGATGTGTAATGTTATCAGACTTCTACCGTACAGCAGAATGGAAAAAGTTAACTCACATCATCAAATTATCTAGAGTTGATGACAACGGCTTTTGGGTATGCGAACATTGTGGTCAACCCATAGTTAAATCTTATGACTGCGTATGTCATCATAAGATTTATCTGACAGAAGAAAACTATACTGACCCAGATATAGCACTAAACGAAAACAATATTGTACTGCTTCACCACAGATGTCATAACAGAGTACATAACAAGCTAGGGCAACTAACAAGGCAAGTTTTTATTGTGTACGGTTCTCCTCTGAGTGGCAAGAACAGTTATGTTGATGATGTTATGTTGCAAGGTGATTTGTTGCTAGATATAGACAAGATATGGATGGCAATATCAAATCAGCCTTTATATATTAAACCTAAAGAACTAACAAGCAATGTGTTTGCTATAAGAGATTTAATATTACAGCAAATTAAGCACCGACAAGGTAAATGGCAAAATGCCTATATTGTCGGTGGTTATCCTTTGTCAGCTGAAAGAAACAGGTTAGCCAACACATTAGGTGCAAGGCTTATCCACATTGATACTGACAAAGAAACTTGTTTATCAAGATTAATTGCTTGTGAAGACAAGCGAGACAAGGAGCAATGGGAAAAATTTATTGAAGATTGGTGGGAAAAATTTTCAGCCACATTTTGAGAAGATCCCCCCACCTAAAGAAATAAAACAAAGCTAAAAGAGACTGTGGGAAGTTCTTAATTCTCGCAGAAAGTCAAAAAATGAGATTTTCCAAAACCAAATCAGCAAAAAATATAAGGACTTTGACAATGAAGAAAAAAGATAATCAAAGAAAAGAAAAAATAATTGAATATCTTAAAACAAATGGGTGTGATGTTGGCTTTATAAACCAAGCTGTTGATGAATTTATCTTTTTAGAAAACAGATTAATAGAATTAAGGAAGTTACCTTTTATTCAGTTTCATCCTAAGAACAAAAAATTACAGAAAGCAACACCAGCTTCTAAGCAATACAAAGAACTTCTACAGCAGTACACAAATCTGCTGAAAGTTTTAAGTAATTTTGCCGGTAATGATGATACAGAACAAAGTTCACCACTTAGAGAATGGGTTGAAAAGTATGTTAGTGACAGAAAAAACAATATGGACGGCTGATAATTCGTGGCTATTAAACTATTATGAGCAAATAGAGTGGGGAAAAATTATCGTTGGCCAAGAGTTGTGGCAAGAATTGAACAACCTTAATGAAGATTTCAAAAATGATAGGTATTATTACAATACTGATGATGCCAGACTGAGAATGAACATTATGGAAAATTGTATAAGGTTAACAAAGTCACCCTATTACAATAAGCCTATGAAGTTAATGCTTTGGCAAAAAGCCTTTATAGAAGCAATATATTCATTCAAAATGACTGAAACTAATTTTGATAGGTTTAAGAAAATTATTCTTCTGATTGCAAGAAAAAATACAAAGTCAGAAACTTGTAGTGCATTAGGGCTAAGTGAATTAATAGTTGGCAATGAAGGTTCTGATATAGTATGTAGTTCTAATGATGATAACCAAGCATCTATTACCTATGATGCTATTGATACAATGCGACAACTAATAGATCCACACGATTTAGACACAAAGAAAAACCAACGCTTTATTATTAATAAATCTAATGGTTCTAAAATTTTCAAACTATCAGATAGAACACGAAATAAAGAGGGCCGTAATATTGATTTTGCTATCGTTGACGAAACCCACGAAATGAAAAATAACATTATTGGCAAGTCAATAGAACAGTCACAATCCTTGAAAGATAATCCCAAGTTTATCAATATCACAACGGAAGGTTTTGTTATTGACGGATATTTAGATGATGAATTGAAAAAGGCTAGAGCAGTAATATGGGGCGAAGATGATGGAACATCAGCTGAACGATTACTGCCATGGCTATATACACAAGATTCAGAAGAGGAAATATGGCAGAATAGAAAATCGTGGGTTAAATCTAATCCAACATTAGGTATTGTGAAAAAGTGGGATTATATGGATGAACAAGTTGACCTTGCGAAAAAATCAAAAGCAGATAGAATTTTTGTATTATCAAAAGATTTTAACATTAAACAGAATGGCGTAGAAAGTTGGCTAAATCTTGAAGACTATAATTATAAAGCCGTTTATAGTCTTGAAGATTTTAGAAACTGCGTGTGTTTGGGTGCTTGCGACTTGTCGGAAACAACCGACTTAACAAACGCAAAAATTTTACTAATGAAACCAAATGACCCTGTAAAGTATGTCTATTCACATTATTTTATACCACAGTCAAAGTTAGAAAATAATGATGATGAAAATGCCGGTGCTAGATATAGCGATTGGTTAAAACAAGGCTTGTTGACAGTTAGCGAAGGTAATGATATAGACTTATCCTTAGTCGCTGACTGGTTTTATAAACTTTATAAAGACCACAACATTAAATTGTGGAAATGTGGCTATGATCAGAAGTTTGCAAAGGACTTCTTAACAAGAATGGACTATTACGGTTGGTCAAGAAAAAATGATGATATGGTAATGATACTTCAGAACGCAGAAACTCTTAACAATGCAGTTAAGCTATGTGAAGCTGATTTCCAACATCAACTTATAAACTACAATAATAATGACATGGACAAATGGAATTTAAAGAACGCAAGCTTGCTAGTCAATAGTAAAGGTTGTTGCATGCTTGTTAAAACTGAGCCAAGTAAAAAAATAGATGGTGCAGTTACTCTTGTTATTCTCTATGAAATGTACAGAAGATACAGAACAGAGTATAAGCAAATGATTGAAATGAGGTGATAACTTTGGGCTTTTTTAGTAACATATTTTCAAAACTATCTGCTAAAAAGCAAAATAAACATTACATTGATATGATGAATGGTTATGCTCCAGTCTTTAGTCAATTTGGAACTAACATCTATGCGAATGATATTGTACAGCAGTGTGTTAATTGTATTTCAGCAGAAATGAAGAAGCTATCACCGGAACACATTATACGCAGTACTAACGGTGATACTGAACCGTCAAAAAGCAATTCTATTCAACCGGTACTGAATGAGCCAAACGAATTCATGACCACATCAGATTTCTTGGAAAAGACAACAAATCTATTGTTACTAAATTTAAATGCATTTATCGTTCCTGTATGGCGTGAAAAAAGTGATAGAGGTGTTACAACACGAACACTTGAAGCTTTATATCCTATTCAGCCAACACAAGTGGACTTTATTCAAGACGATAGTAACACATTGTTTATTCGTTTCTACTTTGCAAATGGAACGGATTACATACTTAAACATTCAGATGTTATTCATTGGAAAATGAGATATGCAACAAATGACTTTATGGGTGGTGACTTAAACGGTCAGCCGGATAACAGTGCACTTCTAACCACACTAGATACATACCACACATTACTTCAAGGTGTGGCTAAAGCAATGAAAGCTAGTTATGCTGTTAACGCTGTTGTGAAATATAACGGTATGCTTGATGATGGAAAGACAGAAAAAGCATTGAAAGAGTTAGAAACAAAACTGAAAAATGCTGAAAGTGGTTTTCTACCTTTGGACCTCAAAAGTGAATTTGTACCAATCAAAAAGGAAACTAAACTTGTTGATGCAGACACATTAAAATTTGTTGATGATAAAATTCTTAGACACTATGGAGTGTCTTTACCAATCATTACAGCAGATTATACGGCAGAGCAGTACGAAGCTTTTTATCAGAAGACCCTTGAACCACTTATTATATCTTTAGGACAAGCTTTTACAAAGGTATTATTTACAAAGCGTGAAAAAGGCTTTAATAACGAAGTGGTTTTCTATGCGAATAAACTAGAATTTATGACCAAGTCACAAATTTTAGAGATGATAAGACTACTAGGGGACCATGGAAGTCTATTTGAAAACGAAGCTAGAACTGCTTTAGGTTTAAGGCCATTGGCTGAGCTAAAGGGTGTTAGAATGCAGTCACTTAACTATGTTAATGTAAATGATGCAAGAAAATATCAAGTAGGGGATGAAAGTAATGAATAAGCAACACGAAGTTAGAGCATATGACTTTGAAATAAGAGCCAAAGAAGATGAAGAACATGGCACTTATATTGAAGGTCAACCTATTGTTTATAACAGCAGAACTAATCTAGGCTATTATGATGAAATTATAGAATTTGGTGCATTAAAAGACACCAATCTTAAAGATGTTAGATTTCTAGTTAATCATGATTTTAATATGATACCTTTGGCTAGGAGCAGAAACAACAATAAAAACAGCACAATGCAAATGACTGTTAATAACAAAGGTATGGACATCAGAGTTAATCTTGATGTAGAAGGCAATTCTAAAGCTAAGGAATTATATTCAGCAGTTAAGCGTGGTGACATATCCGGTATGTCATTTGCATTTAACATTGATGATGAAGAGTGGGAAGATTTAAATACAGACCACCCAACAAGAAGAATTAAAGCTATATCACAAGTGTTTGAAGTGTCAGCAGTGACATTTCCGGCATATGAAGATACTAGTATTTCTGCAAGAGATAAAATGGCATTGGAGAGTGTCAAAGATGTACTGGATAGTGCAAAGAGGTCATTGGATAATGACGATAAGCAGTTAGAACTAGAACTAGAAAAAGAAAAAATTAAATTACTTAGTATTTAAGGAGCAGAAAATGAAAGAATATTTTGAAAAACTTATTGAAAGAAAAAAGAAAAAATTCAAAGAATTACAGGAAAGAGCACAGAGCAGTAATGATGTTGCCGAAGTTCGTTCTATTGGTCAAACTCTTATTGCATTAAGAGATGAAATTAATGATGCAGAAGAACAACTCAAAAAGCTAGAAGATGACGATAACAATGAAGGTAACAACGAAGGTGACAACGAAGGTAACAACGGTGAAAGCAAAAACAACAACCCTGATGCACGTTCTAAAGTTATCAATGGTGAAATTCGTGGTTCATTCGGTCTAAAAAACGGTCAGTCACAGAAGAGAGAAGAAGACCCATCAGATACAGTTGAATATAGAACAGCGTTCATGAATTACATTTGCAGAAATGTTCCTATTCCGGCTGAACTAAGAGAAGCAACAACTACTACTGATGCATCAGCAGTAATTCCTAAGACTATTGTCAATGAAATTGTTAAAAAGCTAGAAAGCTACGGCAATATTTTCGCCAAGGTTAGAAAGCTAAATGTACAGGGTGGCGTTAATTTCCCTGTAATTGACTTAAAGCCATCTGCAAAATGGATTGATGAAGTTACAGCAAGTGAAGACCAGAAACTTACTGCAAACAAGTCAATTTCATTCAATTATTATGGTATTGAATGTAAACTAGCACAGTCAATTCTTGTAAATGTTACAACTCTTGAAGTTTTCCAGCAAGAATTTATTAATCTTGCAACTGAAGCAATGATTAAAGCTATTGAAATTGCCATTTTCAATGGTACCGGTGTAGGTCAGCCTTTAGGCATTATTAAAGACACTAGTGTTAAAAATGTAATTACACTTACAGCAGAAGAATTTGGTAGTTGGGAAGGTTGGCACAAAGTTAAAGCTAAGATTAAGAAAGCTTATCGTAATGGTAACTTTATCATGAACCAGTCCACCTTTGATGAAAAGATTGATGGTATGGTTGATAATAATGGCCAACCGGTAGGCAGAACTAATTACGGAATTGACGGTGAAGAAAAGTACAGATTCATGGGCAAGGATGTTGAAACTGTTGAGGATGATATTTTACCATCATACGAAGATGCAAAAGCTTCAAATGTAGTTGCAGTGTTCTGTAACCTTTCCGATTACGCAGTTAATACAAATCTAGATATGACAGCTACCAAGTGGGTTGATAACGATAATAACAAAATCAAGAATAAATTAATGATGATTTTGGATGGCAAGCTAATTGACCCTAACGGTGTTGTGCTTATTAAAAAGGGTGAATAATTAATAACAAAGGAGCAATAGCATAATGACAGAGGAAAAACTACTAAAGGCAGTTAAAGCATCACTAGGCATTACCGGTGATTATCAGAATGAAACATTACAAGTTTATATTGATGAAGTTAAACAGTATATGTTGTCAGCTGGTGTTGATAGCGTTGTAGTAGAAAGTCAACTTGCTACAGGTGCTATTGCTCGTGGCGTTGCTGACCTTTGGAATTACGGTGCCGGTGAACTCTCTAACTATTTCAAAGAGAGGGTTACACAGTTGGCATTTACGGTAGGTGATGATGATGTATAGACCAACAACAATATTCAACTCGGTTGCAGAACTACAGACGGTCACTACTGAAACTAAAAAAGGTGTGCTAACAAAGACATACAAGACAGCAGATATAATATACTGTTGTTTTCGGTCATTTGGTGGTACTGAAAAGGTCAGCAACAATGTTATTATCGTAGAAGATACAGCAGTAGTAGAAACATGGTATAGACCGGATATTAAAGCTAATTGCAGGCTAATAGTTAATAATAAGACATATGAAATTATTAGTGAACCTGAAAACATTGAAAACAGAAATCAGTTTATGCAGTTCAAAGTTCGTGCAATTAAAGGTGGTGCTTGATGTGGCCAAGTCTAAAAATAAAGTATGGTTTGATATATCAGGCTTTACTGAGTTAGCAGAACGTTTTAATGGCTTATATAAGAACACAGATAAAATTGCTAAAGAGTGTTTAACTGCTACACATAAGAATGTAACAGAGAAAATAAGCAAAGATATTGATAGACATACTGTGACAGGTGAAACAAGAAAATCACTATACAGAGAACCGGTAATTACTAAAGAAGGACACGATTTTTATAGTGTTAATGTTGGTTTTGATATTGCTGATGGTGGTTTAGCTTCAATCTTTTTGATGTATGGTACACCAAGAATGAAACCGGATAGAAAGTTTAGAAGTGACTTGTATGGAAGTAAAACCAAGCAAGAAAATTTTGAAATTCAAAACAAGATATTTCAAAAGTATGTACAGCAGTTAGGAGATTAAGAAATGGAAGATAAACTATTAAAAATTCTTAGTAGCTTTAGCTATCCCTTTTTTCTACAAGGAACACTTGCTAAAGATGAACCATATCCAGCTGACTTCTTTACATTTTGGAACAGTTCTAGTGATAGTGAATCCTACTATGACAATAACGAAAATAGCATTGTATATGAATATGATGTTAATTTCTACAGTACAGACCCTGAAAGAGTTTATACAGTTTTAAGAGAGTTGAAAGAAAAATTAAAAGATAATAAATTTGTTATTTCCGGTGATGGCCATTCAGTTATAAGCGAGGAAAAGACCCACACCGGTAGAGGTTACACAGTTTATTATCGAAGATATAAAGGAGAATATAAATGAGTAGTACAGTTGAAGTAAAAGAATTTCGTGGTGTTAGACACGCAGTATATGCAGAGATTACTAAAGATACATCAGAAGAAATTACTTATGGTGTAGTAAAAAGTCTTGCAGGTGTAAGTGAAATTAGTAAATCTACAGAATCAAGTAATGAACCACATTACTATGACAATCAGCCTATGGTTACAGTTAGTTCTACAGGTAATGATGAAGTAAGTGTTAATACATCAGCATTGCCACTTGCAGTATATGCAGATATTACAGGTCAGAAATATGATGAAACCAAAGGTGTTCTGGTTGAAGGTGAAAGAGAACAAAAGTATTTTGCTTTTGGTTATGTAACAAAGTTAACAGACGGTACAGAAATGTATGTGTGGAGATTGAAAGGTACATTTAACATTCCTGATGACACACATACTACAGAAGATGATGGTACAGAAGCAAACGGACAAGAACTAACATTTACAGGTATTAACACTACACATAGATTTGAAAAGCTTCTAGACAAAAATAGTAATCCAAAGTCAGCAAGAGCAGTTACAGTTGATACTTCAGCAAATAAGTCAATTACTGAAAGTGATTTTTTTGCGAAAGTTCAAACACCTGACACAATTTTTACTGAATAATAAAATAAAGCAAGGTTACATAAATTAGTAGCCTTGCTTTTTTGTCATATATAAGAGGTGAAATAAATGATTAAACTTAACATTAGAAATGAGAAAAATAAAATCGTAAAAACATATCAAACAGAAGAAGTAAATCTAAAGATGGGTACTGTTGAAGATATTGTTGAGGTTATTAACCTTGATAAACTGTTAAAAAATAAGGAAGATACCTCAGTTAACTTATATGATGTTATTGCTACTGTAGCAATGAACAGTTACGCAATGTGTAAGCCAATTCTAAAAGATGTTTTTCCACAGATTACAGACGAAGAACTAAGAAATATTAATTTCAAAGAAGTAGTTAACACGGTAGTAGATATAATCAAGTATAGTATTAGTGACATCAACAATGTATTCGGTACATCAAAAAACTAAGTGAGGGTAGGGAGCAAAAGCAACCTACCCTTTCTGCAACTTTGTTTGATATGAAATTAGCCTTGTGTGATAGATATAGTTCTCTTAATCCTTTGAGATTAAGATACTACAAATTTCACGAATTAATTAAAACATATCAAATGATAAATGAACACGATAGAAAGATAAAGAAATCAGCAAGTAAAAAGACGGTTATTAGAAGACCGGCAGGAGATAATTGGGTGTGATGAATTATGGCTAATAAAAAAGAAAATCCAACCACAAAATTTAAAATTGATTTAAGTGAATTCAAAAGAAACATTGCTGATGCAAATAGACAGATTAGGCTTGTTAACTCAGAATTTAAAAAGAGTACAGCAGGTTTAGATGATTGGGGAAAGTCAACTGACGGTGTTAGTGAAAAGCTAAAGGCACTTAATAAAGTTACTGAACTTGAAAAAACTAAACTTACAAATCTAGAAAAGCAGTATGAGTTAGTTGCCAAAGAGCAAGGAGAAAACTCTAAATCAGCACAAGATTTACAGATTAAGATTAATAATCAGTCTGCTACTATTGCTAAGGCTGAAAATCAAATCAAGAAGTATAGTGAAAAACTAGCTGATTTAAAAGCCAAAGAAGATGAAAGTAAGTCTGCATCAGAAAAGCTAAAAGCAGAAATAGAAAGTCAGTCTAAAAAAGTTGATGAATTAAAGCAGTCTTATATTAATGCAGTACTTGAACAAGGCAAAAATAGCGAATCAGCAAAGAAACTAAAAGAAGAATTATTAAAGTTATCCACATCTTTAAATGAAAATAAGGAAAAGTATTCATCAGCAAAAAGCAAGGCTGAGGAATATGCCGGAGAACTCAAAGATGTAGGTGATAACGCTGAAGACTTAGACGGTAGCTTTACTGTAGCAAAAGGTGCTATGTCAACTTTTGTTGCTGACGGTGTGGAAGTTGTACTGGATAAATTGAAAGAAATGGTTACTGACATTGGTAGTGTAGAAACTGCTTATAACAACTTTAGTAACCAAACGGGTATTCAGGGTAAAGAACTGCAAAAATATAAAGGTGTCTTAGATGATCTATATGATGATGGCATGGGCGACAGCTATGAAGACCTATCAGAAACACTAGCACAGATAGTACAGACAACAAAGGAAACCGACCCTAGCAAAATTAAAGAACTAGCCAATAATGCACTTGTTTTGCGTGACACATTTGGTTTTGATGTTCAAGAGAGTATGCGTGCCGTTAATATGTTGATGGACCAGTTCGGCGTGAGTGGTGAAGGAGCTTTTAATCTTATAGTCCAAGGTGCTCAGAATGGACTAAATAAGAATGATGACTTATTAGATAGCATTAACGAATACGCAGTACATTATAAACAATTAGGCTATAATGCTGATGAATTTTTTAATTCATTAAAAAATGGTACTGATACCGGTACATTTAGCGTTGATAAATTGGGTGATGCCATGAAGGAGTTTGGTATCAGAACTAAGGATACTGCAACTAGTACTGATGAAGGTTTCCAACTTGTTGGACTTAATGCAAACAAAATGCGTAAGGAATTCGCAAAGGGTGGTAAGTCAGCACAGAGTGCAACTAAAAAGACATTAAAGGCATTATTCAGCATGGACAATCAAGTAAAGCAGAATCAAGCCGGTGTTGATTTGTTCGGCACAATGTGGGAAGACCTAGGCATTGATGGTGTTAAGGCTTTGATGAATGTTAATGGTCAAGCTGACAAAACCAAAAAATCAATGCAAAAAATTAATGATGTTGCTTATGATGATGTTGATAGTGAACTTAAAGTTCTATATAGAACTGTACAAACAAAGCTGATTAAACCAATTCTAAAAGATTTCCTACCGGATGTAGAAGATGGAATTGAATGGACCATTGATAACTTGCCAACCATTGGAGCTATAGCAAAAACAGTAGGTGGATATTTGTTATCTATTTTCATAGGCAAAAAGGTATCATCTTTTGCAACACAAATTACTAATCTAATTACAACATTTTCTACCCTCAGAAGTACCACAGAGGGTTTAACAACAGCACAGAAGTTATTAAACATTGCACAAAGTAGTAACCCGATTGGTGCAATAGTAACTATAGCCGGTACATTAGTTACTACTTTCATGGCTCTTAACGATTTGTTTGGAAAGAATTCAGACAAAACATCAGAAATGAAGTCTAAGCATGATGAATTATATAAATCTATTGACGAAGAAACAAAAAAATGGAAAGAACTTAAAGAAGAAAGACAGAAAGCCAGTCAAGATAATACGAACGAATTCGGTTATTACGAAACTTTGTTAGGTGAATTAAAACAAATCACTACAAAAAATGGTAATGTCAAAAAAGGATATGAAGAACGTTCAAAAACTATTACAACAACATTGTCAAAAGCCTTAGGCATAGAAATAAAAAATAATGGTAAAGTTATTACATCATATGACAACATTATTAAAAAAATCAAAGATACTATTGCTATGAAAAGAGCAGAAGCTCAGCAGAGTGCGTTTGGTGAATCATATGAAAATGCGGTAGCTAAGCAAAAAGATGCATATTCTAAACTGGATGAAGCGACAACGGCAAATGATAAAGCACAGACGGCGTTGAGAAGTGAATATTTAAAGTTAAGAACTGCACAAAAAAAGTTAGAAAAATATAAAAAAGAACACAAAGGTGAAGACTACTATTTACAAAGTGGTTATAGTGATTTAGTGTCAGAAGTAAACGGTTCTCAACAAAAAATTGATAATAGCTTATCAAAAACGGCAAAGGTAACAAGCCAAAAGTTTAGAGATGCACAGAAAGATTATTTAGATTGTGTAACAACGATTCAAAATTATGAAAATGTAACTTCTGCTATGGCTACAGGAAATATAGATAAAATTAATAAAGCAGTAGCTAATATGACTTATAATTTTGTATCAGCAAAAAACGCAACGCTAGAAACATTGATACAGCAAAAAGCAGATTTTAAAAAGCAATACGAAGGCTTAAAAAAGGCTGTAGAAGAAGGGGCACCAGGCGTTTCACAAGAAATGGTTAATACAGCTAAGTCAATGGTAGATAAGGCTGACAAAGAATTAACAAAATTAAAAAACAGTGGTCAGTATGCTGGTGAAGCACTATCAGATGGCATTGAAAGTAAAAAGAAAAAAGTTAGTAACACAAGTAAGAAAGTTGTTGATGAAGCAAAAACAAAGGCTTTACATACAGCAGAAGGATTGTTTTTTGCAGGTACAAAAGGTGCTGACAAAATCACAGAAGGCTTAAACAAGAATAAATGCAAAGTTAGCAATTCTGCAAAAAATGCAGTAGGTGAAGCTAAAAAAAGTGCTGACTATAAAGCAAGTGAATTCTTCTGGACCGGTAAATCTACAGTAGGAGAGATTACAAAAGGTATTGTCAAGAACAATAGCCAAGTGGGTAATGCATCTAAAAGTACTATGAATAAAGCTAAAAAGGAAGCCAACAAGGTTAAATCTAATAGCGTTGGTGAAAACTTTATATCTGGACTGATTCAAGGACTTGAAAACAATTCTTTAATCAATCAATTAATAGATAGTGCAAGTAGTGTAGCCGGAACTATAGTTGATACTGTAAAAGACTGGTTAGGTATTCACTCACCATCCCGAAAAGGTATATGGCTTAGTGAAATGTTTGGTGAAGGACTTGTTGAAGGTGCTGAAAACAGCGAAAAATCGGTAGCTAATGCGTATGAGAATACAGCAGAAAAGGCTTATAAGTCAGCAAATAAAGTGCTTAATAAGAGCCTTGAACTTGACCCGATTTTTACAGAAGGTTTAAACCAAGCAAGGGCAAATTTAGCTAATGCTAATCGTAATATTTCACAAGCAACTAAAGACAAAGCAACTAGCAATGTAAACAACACAACAATTAATAACACATTTAATCAGACTAATAATAGTCCAACACCATTATCAAGAATGGACATTTACAGAGATACGAAAAATCTGATTAAACAAATTAAGGTGACAGACAATGTTTAATTTAATAATTGAAACTCAGAACGGTGAAAGACTTGATTTTTCGCAAGTAAGAGATAAATATGACATCTTATCTATTGACGGTTTAACATCTCCGGACACAAATATAAACACGTCTAACTTATATTACGCAGACGGTTGCGTAATAAATTCAATGAAGACTGAAAAAAGAAACATTGTTATTAATATTAATATTAAGCCACCAATAGAACTGAACAGACTGAAATTATATAGATTTTTTGCTTGTAAAGCGAAAATAACACTATATTGGACTAATGATAGTAGAGATGTGTACATCAAAGGTATTGTTGAAAAATTTGAAGCAAATCTTTTTGATAAGGTACAGCAACCACAAATATCTATAATCTGCCCACAGCCATATTTTATATCAACTACAGAAGATGTTATTGGTTTTACTGATAGTGAAAGTTTGTTTGAATTTCCTTTCAGTATCCCGAACATGGGCATAACTATGGGTGAGGGGAAGGGCAGAATATCACAACTAGTTGATGTAGGTGAAGCTACCACAGGTATCATCATTAAAATTTCAGCCGTAGGGGGTGCAGTAACTAACCCTACAGTAATGAACAGAACTACCGGGGATACTTTTTCTGTTAATTACACTATGTCAGATAGTCAGCAGATTGTAGTTAATAGTAATGTAGGTGATAAGTCAATTTATTTATATACAGACAGTAGCAAAAAGAACTTTTTATCTAAAAGGAAATACGGCACACAATGGATTACTTGCGTACCCGGATATAATGATTTTTACTACACAGCAGAAAAAGGCAGTGAATATATGCAAGTGGAATTTTATTTCAGCAAAAAATATCAAGGAGTTTAAATGGAAGTATATTTATTAGATAGTGATTATAATGCAATTGCAGTCATCGACAATTACAAGTCCCTTATCTGGTCAAGTAAATATAACTCCCCCGGTGATTTCGAGGTGTATATACCAGCGAACAGAGATATTTTGCAAAAATTTGAAAAAGCAAGTTTTGTACAAAGAGATGATATACCAGACGATTTAATGTTGATTGAAAAAATTCAAATAACAAAAGATAAAGAAAATGGGACTTATATTATCGCAAGTGGCAGAAACTTACTGTCATATTTATCAAGAAGAATTGTAACAGAGTATGCAGAATTTACGAATGAAAAAGCAAGTGATATTATCGTATCACTTATAAAAACTAATTTTTTGCCAATCCCAGTTTTAGAAGAAAGCACTGCTAATCCTCGATACTGCAAAGGTTTTGATATAAATAAGCGTTTGTCAAATACGGGTGAAACCATGACAGCACAATACAAGGGCGAAAATGTATTAGATAAAATTATGGAAATCTGTCAAGCTAACAAATTTGGCATGAAAATTAGGTTTGATAGAGAAGCATATGAAAATAATAGAAGCTACATTCTTTTTGAACTTTATAAAAGAGAAAAAGTTGATTACACTTTTTCAGAAGAAAACGAAAATATACAGAATATTACTTGTACAACTGATTATACAAATTGGAAGAATTGTGCAATAGTATTTGGAGAAGGTGAAGGACGTACACAGTGGGTGCGTGAGGCTTTTAGAATACAAAAACTAAAGCCTTTATACACGGGCTTTTTTCGACGTGAAATATATGTTGATGCAAGTAACACATCAGCACCGAACACTACGAATGGTCAAGATATTTACGAGAAATGTTTAATTAACAAAGGCAGTGAAGAATTACACAAGTCAGAAATAATGAGTATTAAAACATTTCAAGGCACAGTTATTGCAAAAAAGGACGATTTCCGAAATGAATATGATGTTGGAAACATTGTTGAAGTTGAAGATATTGACGGTGGTTTATGGGGTGAAGTAACTATAACAGAAGCTACAGAATGTTGGGACGATAGTGGTTATACTATTACTTTAACTTTAGATGACCAAAAAATTTATAATAGTGCAACTATTCTTTAATAAGAGGTGAATTTAATGATTACATACGGTTTTTTTAATAGCGTAAATGGAGATAGAAGGTATAACGCTGACCAGTTAGGTAACTACTTCAAAGGATTAATAACAAATGGTGTGTTTGAAAAAGTAGGAAAGGCTTTGATTGTTACATCAAATAATGATATGTCGATTAATATCGGCTCAGGCAAAGCGTATATCAATGAAAAATGGATTGAAAATGATAAGACGGTTAACTATAGCATTGATGCATCAGATACAGCCTATGGCAGAATAGATACAGTAGTAATCAGGCTAGACTATACTGCCAGAACTATTAGTATTAAGATACTTAAAGGTCCTGCATCACCAACACCAACAGCAGTTTCAATAACAAGAAATAGTAGTATTTATGATTTGAAACTTGCAGAAGTTAAAGTTAATGCCAATGCAACAAAAATTACTACATCTGATATATCAGACTATCGATTAGATACAAAAGTTTGTGGTTTTGTGACAGGAGTAATAAAACAAGTAGATACATCAGATTTGTTTTTGCAAATGCAAGAAGATTACAAAGCTGTTAGGAACAGTATTGCTAAAGATTTGAACGTCAACACACAAGTATCAACAAGCATGGAAACAAGAATTGCTAACGGTACGTTTGTCGATTTCTTTGTAGGCAAAAATTATAGTCCCGGTGACAGTTTAATTGTAATGAATGAAAAGACAAGTCATATTTATGGCACTAGTGAATATACGATTATACGAAACGGAAATAACTACTATTTGAATTTTAAGAACCAACCGGACAATGGTTCTAAAATTAACATCATCTTGGTTAAGTCTTACGTGGGTGGCACAGGTCAAGTACCTTTTTACACGAAATCAATGTTAGATGCTAAATTTAGCTTTGACAATAGTTATTTATTTGATGCAAACGGCAAAATTTTACTATCTTCATCTGACAATGGCTTAGGTTCAAATTTTGCAACTAATAACGATAAAGTTACTGTTGCTTATATTAGCAAGGATGTAACAACTGTAGCTGAACCAGCGTTAAAAAATTGCAAAAATCTAAAGAAAATCTATGTTGACAACACACCAGATAAGATTAAGCTACCAAGCTATGTAGATAGTAGTATTGTTGTTTATAATGATACTGAAAAAGATACATTTTTTAACTATGCTGAGTTTTTACTACAGCAGTTAAATCAATCTAATGTTAAAGATGAAATGTTGCTTTTTAGTAAAACAAATATAGCGGATTTCATCAATGAAAAACAATGTGGTAAATTTGTATCAGATAATGACGATAATGTAGGCTACTATGATAGTAGTGACAAGTCTTATAATATTACGACTAGTTCAGATAATAGCCAAAAATCATATTGGAATTTTATTCAAGATGTTAATGTAGGAAAAGGAACTTATTTTATAGGGTTTGACTACGAAACTAATATTGATTTCCATTTTTGTATCAGACAAGACAATGTATTTACTGATTTAGGTAACATAGGGGCAGTTACAGATGGTAAAATACACAGATTTGTAACCAAAGTTGACATTGAAAATGCATTGAATATTTATCAAGTATATTTTTCGGAAAAAACAAATATCAAATGTAAAATAACAAATATCTTTGTTATGAACAAATTTGATTATCTAAAAGAATTTGATAACTTGCAAGACTTTATTACATACAGTCAAAATGAAGTATCCCCAGAATTGTTTGGTGCTGTTGGTGATGGAATTTACGATGACACAGAAGCATTACAATCTGCTATTGACTATTGTTTTAAAAATGGAGTTCAGCTAAAGTTACGAAGTGGAAAAACATACTGTATCAGCAAACCACTTAATTTGTCTAATACTGCTGTACTTATTATTGATGGCAGTTGGTCAACTTTAAAGGCTAAAAAGACAATGAATTATATGCTTACATATGATGGGTCAGCAAATACAAAAAATGATGTAAAAACGGTTGTTAAGAATATTACAGCAGACTGTAACGGTGTAGCTGGTTTTATTGACTTAGTGTATTCTTTTAAATTTAACTTGGAAAATTTCCTCGTAAAAAATTGCAAAACAACTGCAATTAATATCCAAAAAGGGGGTTCTTTTGTTTGTCAAAATGGAACTATTGTTGGGGATTGCACACCAGACAGCAGGGCTATCTACAATGCCACAAGTGATTGTCACTTTACTGAACTAGTAATCGTAGACATGAAAAAAGCAATTTTCAACGGTGGAACGAACTTTTACAGTAAAGTCCATGCATGGCTAACCGGCAATGTTTCAAATAGTATTTTCTTTAGTCATTTTGCTGGTTTTGCTAGTTTATCGCAATGTCAGTGCGATACATATGAAACAGGCTATTTATTGAGGACAAGTTACGATTTATCGTTAAACTCTTGTACTTATTACAACAATTATCACTTGTATGATAGTGATATTGTTCCTGTGATTTTTAAATTTAATGATGGCATATCACCGTTTGCAAGGCGTATTTGTTGCAATAACTGTAGTTTCAATTCGCCAAATATTAATGCTGTAATGAGTAATGTGAAAGATGCACAGATTTCGTTCAATGGATATAATCATTTTATAAACATAGAAGGTGCTGATATTATTAGTAAATATGAACCATATTTACAGTCAAAAGTTACAACAGATTTTGACAATGCTTTGAATAGAATTACCTATCGTAATAATTTATGCTATTTTGACTTTTCACTAAAATTTACAAGTGCAATATCTGCAAGTAATTTGCTTGAAATTGCATCAATAGCAAGTCCTTATTACCCATCTCAATCGCAAATGTTCCAAGTCTTTTTAACAAAAACACTTGCTGGTAGTGATTGTATTGTGGCTAAGATGTTTATTGATACCACTGGCAAGGTAACATTAAGAGTTCCTGGAGGTGATGTATCAGCTTATCAATATTTATATGGTCATATTTACTATGAGCCAAAACAAATTAGTGATTAAAATAAAAAAAGGAGAATTAAGATGAAAGAAAACTTTTTACAAATCTTGTTTGCAACAGTAGCCGGTGCTATTGTTGCTTATTTGAATGTGTTACTAGTACCATTTATTGTACTTATTATAGTAATGCTTATTGATTATGGTACAGGTATGGCACAGGCTTATGTGTCACACTCTTTGAACAGTAGGATAGGTGTAGTAGGTATTATCAAAAAGATAGGTTACATAGTGGCAGTTACAGTTGGCATTGTTGCAGATTATCTAATATCATCAGCACTAACGCAAGTAGGCATTGATATTAAGATTAATTACTGTATTGGAATGATAGTGACCATCTGGTTTATTATCAATGAACTAATATCTGTATTAGAAAATCTTGCAGAAATAGGCATACCACTACCTAAATTTTTGGTTGCTATTATTAAACGACTAAAAGTAGTTGTAGAAAATAAAACAGATGAAAGTGAGGATAATAAAAATGAGTAACAGTAAACTTGTAAGTGTAACTAAATTAAGTCCAAACCATTCAGGACTAAGAACTCACACCATTGACAGAATTACACCACATTGTGTGGTTGGTCAGTTGTCAGCTGAATCTATTTGCAATTGCTTTACAAGTCCATCAAGAGAGGCAAGTTGCAACTATGGTATTGGCACAGATGGTAGAGTAGCACTTGTTGTTGAGGAGAAAAACCGTAGCTGGTGTTCTTCTAGTAATGCAAATGACCAAAGAGCAGTCACAATTGAATGTGCTAGTGGACTTGAAGAACCTTATACTATGAACAGTAAAGTATACAAATCTCTTGTGAAGTTGTGTGTTGATATTTGCAAGAGAAACAACAAAACAAAGTTGTTATGGTTTAATGACAAAGCAAAAGCCTTGAATTATAACCCTAAGTCAAATGAAATGGTGCTAACTGTCCATAGATGGTTTGATAATAAGAGTTGCCCAGGCAATTGGCTCTATGGTCGATTAGGCAAGTTGGCAAAAACTGTAACTAAGAAACTACAGAAAAAAGAGAAATTTAAACTACAAGGTAATGCAGGACTATATAAATATAGCTTTAAGGACCCAATCGGTAATGCTAGTGCAAAACTTAAAACTTTAAAAAAAGGTAAAACAGTACAAGTTATTGAAGATGATAGCACAGGCTGGGTAAAGGTTAAGGCACTATTGACAACAGGTTGGATTGCTACAAGTCATCTTGGTAATGCTTGTACTCACTCTAACTACAAGACAATTACAGTTAGTAAAGGTACAAGAGTACGCAGACTTAATAGGGCAGAAACAAAGTTTGAAACCGATACCAAACTTGGTGCAAGTCATAAGTTTAGGCTCATTTGTACGATTACTAAAGGTAAGTATGCCGGTTGCAAATATGCAAAACTTATCAGTAAAGATGTGAATAATGGCAGAATGTATTACA